CGCTGAAATTCAAGATTTGTACGATAAAAAGGTACGTACTTTTCAAACAACTGCAGCACATTTGCTTTATTGGCAATTAAGACTATATGGACAAGGTAATGAGAACCTTAAACAATATAAATGGTCTAAATATGGTTTTAATCCTTTCTTTGGGGGAACCGATAAATGGTATAAAGAAATCAATGTGCTAAACCCTGATGGTACTTTAAAATATAAAGTTAGAATATGTTGGGACATCAGTGGTTATGATAGGAAAATATTTCTTGAGTGGGTAGCAAATAGAAGATATAAATATTGGAAAGCTGCTAATCCTAACTCGAAATATGATGCTCAGGCTCAGTGGGTCCGTGACGCGTGGAAAAGAAGTATATTAGTGTTTCATAATGGGGACATAGTTATACGGATGCGTGGTAATAACTCTGGGTCGGGTACAACAACAACCAATAACATAGAAGCTGGGTTTGAAGTAATTGCAGATCTACTCGTTTGTGCATATTTTAAAAAATATGGCGAAAAACCATCATTTGATTTGGTAGAACAACAATTGATTGCTCTTTTTGGTGATGATAATGCTATGTTTTTAATGCCCGAGTTCGAATTATTGTTAGATTCTGATTTTGTTAAGCAAAGGTTGTACAACAAACACGGTCTTTTGTGCAAATGGTTAGTTGGTGGTGTCGAACATCCTTTTAATGAGTTACCCTTTTTAGGTTTTACTTTTTCTCCTTATAAGGACTTTTTTATTCCTAAATGGAATCTTAAGAGGCTTCTTCACCCAATCTTATATACTCCTTGTCGGAAAACATGTGGGCAATATTTACAACAGTTCTATTCTTTAATGATTATGTCTTTTGCACATATTGAAATGTTCCACAAGTTACGTCTCCTATATATAAGATTGTTACAACATTTTAAAAATGACGGTCAGAGCGACGTTAAAATTATGCTCAATTTGGGAGTACCCACTCTCGAGGAAGTTGAGGTATTTTACCTGGGTTTAGAATCTGAATCTAAAATCCCCCTTGAGATGGTTATTGGTGGTGGTGGCCCATTAAAAATTGAAGCTATGGAAGGATCTTCTGGATCAAACACTCCTAACTTACGTCCAAATCCTCAGATTGCTGGGGTACAGGATTTTGATCGACAACCTGGTCGAATAAATCAGATCAAAGCTATGCTTGCTGCTAATCCTGTTCGCGCTAGACCGCAAAATGAAAACTTGGTTAATGTGGTTGCCAAGTCTCAGGCTGATGGAACTTTCCCAAACAAACTTACATCTATACCATCTTCTAACTCTCTCCCAACTGTTAATGATGGTGATCTTGATATTCTCTATGAAGAGTTGAAGGATAATGATGTTGATTTGATAGCTTTGTTTGGTGATGATTTCATTGCTAATCGAAGAGCAAATAAAGTTCTTGGTGGAAAATCTATTGCTTGGTCCTCCCCTCTAACTATGATACAAATAACTCAACCTAATTATAGGAATGAGGCAGATGGTTCTTGGACTTGCTATGCTACTGTGTTCTTAGAGGGTCTCTTTACGGCTCCTCAAGCTTTGATATCGAATGCAGTTTTGCAGGAGGATGCTTTTTCGAATCTTGTTAATGATTTGAATGTTTTAATCTCAGTAAATTGGGATCCTGCTCTTTTTACAAAGAGACAGGCTCAGATGAGATTTTGGAACTCTCTTCGGAAAATTCCTCCTCCTCCACCAGATCATCCTTTATTTTTCATATGGAATGATACTACTCCACATAAATTTATGGATCTCCTTGCTTTATGCGGAGATATTGAAAAGAATCCTGGTCCTTTATCCAAA